AATGGTATAAATTATAGCTGGGCAGGAATAAAATTAGTTTTATTCGGCGTACCAGTTGTTGGTATCACTAAAATTTCATATAGCGCAAAACAGAAAAAAGATAACAACTATGGTGCAGGTACAGAACCTGTGTCACGTGGTTATGGAAATGTCGAATATGAGGCATCTATTGAAATATATATGGATGAATGGAAAAGAATTATAGCAGCATCACCAAATAGAAATCCATTAGCAATTGCGCCTTTTGATGTTCAAGTATTATATGGCTCAAATGCAATTGCTCCTGACCAAATAGACATTTTAAAATCATGTGAGTTTTTAGAAAATCCTTTAGATGCAAGTCAAGGTGATACTAAATTAATGGTAACTATTCCTTTAATAATTGCAGGAATTGAAAGATAATTTATGGAAAAAGAAGATTACGAAAAAACAGCTTTAGAGTTAGAAACTAAGTACAATGTAAAGGTAATACCTGTTGTGTTTTCAAATGGCAAAGAAGATGTTGTATGTTACTTGCAAGAAATAAGTAGAACAGCTAAATTAAGAATTTTAGATAGTGCAATGACAGGAGGATTTACAGCGTGTGAATCATTAGTTGACCATTGTTTACTGAAAGAAGCTGACTACCAAAAGGTGTTAAGTAATGACGATTATTATATCGGTGTTGTTATGGAGATTAATAACATGGTTAAAGCTGCGGTTAATCAGTTTAAAAAAAAATAGCTGAACAAATTATAATAGAAAGTTCAGGTGACGAAATAGGATTAACGGAGTGGTCTGCGTTAATCCTTTTTTATTTTAAAGAAGATACCGATTTGATGGACGATGATAAATTTGCAAAAAGAATATGTCAATTGTCGTATGCATTAAAAAGAACAGGACAATTAAAAGAAACACATGGCTAATCAAGATGTACAATATACGTTAACACTAAGAGATTTTTTTTCTTCTAAGATAAAAGAAGCTGATAGTGCTGCAAAAGGATTGAGTCTAACAATGAAAGATTTAGCAGGTTTTGCAATGGGTGCATTTGCTGCAATCGGTGTTAGTAATTTTCTAAGGACAAGTGTTGAAGCATTTAATGAAAGTGATAAAGCCGCTGCGCAACTAAATGCAACATTAAAAAGCACAGGATTTGCAGCAGGATTAACGAAAGATGCATTAGACAAACAAGCTGAAAGTCTAATGAATATGTCAACATTTGACGACGATGCAATTACAGGTGCACAGTCTTTATTGCTTACTTTTACAAATATAAAAGGCGAAGTCTTTAATCAGACTATTCCAGCAATAGCGGACTTAGCTACTAAAATGGGTACTGATTTAAAAGGTGCTACAATGCAAGTTGGTAAAGCGTTACAAGACCCAACACAAGGTATGGCTGCTTTGCGCAGGGTTGGTGTTTCTTTTTCTGAAAGTCAACAAAAGGTAATTAAAGACATGCAAGCTACTGGCAATTTAGCTGGCGCACAAAAATTGATTTTAGCAGAACTAAATAAAGAGTTTGGAGGTTCTGCGAGTGCAGCAGCTGCAACATATTCAGGTCAAATGCAAATTTTACAACATCAATTTCAAAATGTAAAAGAGGATATAGGATTGATGGTTGTTCAATTATTAATTAAATTAAAACCAGCAATGGAAGCTGGTATTGAGTTGTTCAAAAATGGCGTTACTTGGATTCGTGAACATAGCACCGAGTTAAAGGCATTTGGTGTAGCAATTGGAGTTGTTGCGATTGCGTGGGGTGTTTATCAAATACCATTAATAGCTACAACTATTGCAACTACATTAATGACTGCAGCGCAATGGGCGTTAAATATAGCTTTAAATGCAAATCCAATAGGTATAGTTGTTGGTGCGTTAGCAGTATTAGCAGGTGGACTTTATTACGCATGGCAAAAATCAGAAACATTCAGAGGTTCTGTTTTAGGCGTTTGGGAAGTTTTAAAATCTTTGTTTAAATTTGTTATGGAAGTTGGTACAAGTATCGGTAAGATATTAGCAGCTGCATTATTTCCAAGTGCTGAAAATATAAAAGCAGGAATGTCTGCATTTACAGAGATAAAAGATGCATGGAAAAACTTAGATGTTTCAGGTTCATATCAAAAAGGATTTGAGATAGGTAAAAATATAAAAAAAGGTGTTTCAGATGGCACAAAACAAGCAGATACTGGAGTTACAGCAGTTGCACCTAAATCTAGTGTAGGTTTACCGACAAGTACAGTTAAAACGCCAAAAGCGTCAAGCGTTACAGGTCAAAAATCGTATAACATAAATATCAAAATAGATAGCTTAGTAAAAGAGTTTACTGTAAGTACGACAACAGTAGGCGAGGGTGCGCAGAAAATAAAAGATATAGTTACTCAAGTGATGTTGAGTGCTGTTAATGATTCACAATTAATTGCAGAACGATGACAGAAGATTTAAGACGAGAGTTTAATTTACAAAATGTTACAATTATTAGTGCATTACCACCTTATCCTATTGAAAATGGGAAGTACATAAAAACAAACGCACAATTTTCACCAAAAGAATATATAGACAATCCTGTTTCTTATAGTTCATTGGGTACTCCTGTATTCTCTAATTTACAATTTTTAGCAGATGAATATACAGACGTTTACGGAAAGGTAACATCATTTAAAGATATTACATTTAATGCTGTTATAATGACAGTAAATCAGCAGAAAAATATCGTTACAACACAGATACAAGGACGTGATGGAACGGTAAAAGAAGAGATAGGAATGGGTGACTATACTATAACTATTAACGGAATTATTACAGGTAAAAACGGTCATTATCCAATTGATGAAGTTCGAGAATTTAAGAAAATGTTGAACGCAAATAAAGCGTTGAAAGTAGTATCTACATACTTGCAAAATTTAGACGTTACAAATGTTGTTATAAAAGATTATGAATTTGCTCAAGAGATGGGTGGTTATTCTTATCAGAGATTTTCAATAAATGCGCTTTCAGATTCGTTACAAGAAATATTTTTATTAAATGCTTAACGTTATTACTAACATAGAAATACAGCAAAATGACAAGATAGTAAAAGGTCGTAAGTCATTATTATATTTTGATTTTGTAACAGAATTTGAAGCTGAAGATTCTTGGGAAAATCTAACTAATAAATGTTCAATTACATTACCGTATTCTATATTTTATGAAGATGCGAATGGACGGAAAAAAACGATTAATAATATAGGTGGATTTACCGATAATCCTACGTTTTTAAAAGGCGATAAAGTAACTTTAAGAAGTGGTTATTCTTATTATCAAAACGACATACGATACGAAAATATTTCTTTAATTTTTGAAGGATATATAACTAATGTAACAAGTAAAAAACCATTTACAATTGAGTGCGAGGATTCAATGTATTTATTAAAACAAATTCCAGCACGTGGCGGAAATAATAACTTGTTTAGTGGTAAAAAATACACGGTTGAAAAAATGTTGTCTGAAATGTTAACAGGCATTGACGTTACTGTTAATCAGAAAACACAAACAAACATTGGTGACTATACAATAGAATCCAATATGACTGTTGCGCAAGTGTTAGAAGACCTTAGAAAAAACGCACATTTAGAAAGTTTTTTTGTAGGAAAAGAATTAAGAGTAGGATTTTTAGTGTATGACGAAGAATTAGCATTACAACGTGAATCAATTCAAAAGAAAGTGTTTATTTTCCAACACAATATAATTGAAGAAGAATTGATTTACAAACGTCGTGAGGATATTGTATTGAGTGCGGTTGCATGTTCTATTAATGAAATAAAAACAGGTAAAAAAACTAAAAGTGGTCAAGATAAAACAAAATCGGAACGATTAGAAATTTTAGTTTACAATAAAAATGGCGAGTTAGTAGGATTAAAAAAAGAAAAAGGTAAACAATTTCCTGAAAATAAAGAGGGTGAACGTAGAACGTTTTATTTTAAAGACGTTACAAGCGCAGACACTTTGATAGAACGTGCAAAAAACAAATTAAAAGACTATTTTTACACAGGATTTACAGGTAGTTTTACCACTTTTGGAATGCCATTTGTAAAACAAGGTGACAACGTGTATTTAATAGATAAAACACTACCTGAAAGAAGCGGTTATTATAAGGTAAAATCAGTAAGATATACAGGCGGTGTGAACGGATTGCGTCAAGAAATAAATTTAGATTATAAAATACCAAAATCTCAAAGTGAGATTGATGACATAATTAAAAAATTCAATGACTGGAGATAGAAAAATAAGCGAGGCGGTGCAAACGTTATCAGGTTTTAACAATTTAGATAACGTCAAATTAGTAAAATGCGAAGTTGTTTCTGTTGATGAAAATAATAGAACATGCAACGTCACATCAACTGGTAGTGTAGTAGAATTTGACATCAACGATGTTACTTTAATGGCATCTATTGACGATGGATTGCTTGTTATTCCTAAAATTGAAAGTGATGTAATTGTGTGCTATAATAATAAGAATGTAAAGTATATTTGTCAATTTAGCGAGATAGAAAAAGTTCTTATAATTATTGGTGATACGACAGTTGAAATAGTAGATGGCTCTATAAAATTTAATGATGGCTCTTTTGATGGATTAGTTAAAATTTCTGATTTGACAAGTAAGTTAAATGACATGGTTAGAATGGTTAATATCGAGTTAGCAAAAATACAAACAGGTATCGTTGCTGGTGGCGGTTCTTACACGCCAACAAGTTTAAGTAACTTTAATAAATCTGATTATGAGAATACGAAAATAACACATGGCACGTAGAGATTACATAGAAAATAATAATAATGATTTACTTATAGTAAATGGTGATTTTCATGTAGGTGATTCTGATGAACAGCATATTAAAGATACTATCGTTGCTTTTGGAGGATGGTGGAAGCAGAATATTTACGACGGTGTAGGAATAGATAGTTTCGTAAAGTCAACAGGACAAGAACAGGTAGTGACAAGAGAAATAAAAATACAATTAGAAAACGATGGTTACACCGTTAACAATCCGATTGTAAATATAAATAATGAAAAATTGACAATAATACCAAATGCAGAATTACAATAGTGTAAACGGTCAATCAATTTTAGATGTTTGTTTGTCAGTATATGGCACTTTAGATTATTTATATAAATTAATAACAGATAATAATATTAGTGGAGTTGATTATGTGCCAACAACAGGACAGTTATTTATTTTTGATAATTCATTAACAGTAAATAGTAATGCATTTCAAACAAGAAATGTTGCAAGATTTTCAACATTATACCAGTCAGATTCAATTAATGATTTTGGTATTGATTTTAATTTATAAATAAAGAAAATGAAAAAAATATTATTAATTATAGGTGTGTTTATTATTTGCAATGCAAAAGGTCAAGACACTTGTACAAATGATGCAAGAAATTATGTAAATACAAATATAATAAGAAATGGAGTGCGATTAATAACTGCACCTATGATGAATGTAGCATTAAATAAAATAATTAATGCAATTGAATGT